AACTATCGATGGCACGGCTTATACTAGAGGTGCTGACTTAATTAGATCTGACTGCAACACTGCATCTAACCTAAGCTGGTGCCGTCCTTTTTGGGGGTGGACTGCTGAAAATGATTCGAATATTCAAAATCACTACTATCAAAGTTGGGCTGCTCTATCTGGTCCATCTGGTAGAATGACTCAACCTATAATTAGGAGTGGCGAGATGTCTAATATGGTTGGAGGAACAACACCATCAAATTTAGGAACACCAGATGTTTTTTATGCTCATCAAACTACTTATTTAAAAGGTAGGGACCATTACGAAATGTGGGGTTTGCCAAAAGTTAGGTTTGAAAATAGCTTGAAGGTAGAGGCTAAAATAAGCGTTCCACACCCTTCAATTGCAGCAGGTACAAACATTGGAGGAGCAACGCCTACCACAAATCAACATTATTATTCTGATCACGCTTATAGCTATCATTATTACGATACACCTGTTACGATTTAATTTCGTAACTTGTGTAGTGTTATTTTAATTTAATATAATTTTATGAAAGCTAACACTATATATTGGGATAAGTATCATGAGCATCTTGATTACGGGGTTGAAGATTTCTTTGTTAGTTGTGTAAAGAAAAAGCCATATTGGTTCTCTTCTTTAAAAAAACAGCAAATAAATGTAAATCAGAACATGAACGTCAAGACTTGTCCTTCATTTATAGATGTTTTCAAAAAAAGCATGTTATACAAGGCGCCTAGTGATCTTGTTTTTTCTATTAGAAATAAAGCTGTGACCGTTCATACGCCAGATAATTTAAACGATTGGTTTTTGGTTACAAGTCATACAAATAATGAGCATTACAATCAAATGGGTGATGAATGGAATAAAAATCTTTACAATATAAAATTAAATCCAAGTATAAAGTTTTCTAGCAAAAAACAAATTGATTTGGTTTTTATGGATTCCATTTATTATAATTACAATAAAGGAATTATGGTGGCTCCAGGGACAATGACAATAAATCCAAAGGTGGTATTGCAGCCAAACTTGAATATGTTTATTGACGTTTCGGAAGATAGAGATGTTTTAATAAAAGCAGGTGAAGTTATTTCTATGGTCTACTTTCCAGAAGGCATTCCTATTTTTGAAAAGAGAAAAATAATAGACACCCCTAAGAGAAAGTTCATTGGAGATTACATTTATAGAACAAAATGAAACACATTAGAAAAATATCTGTAGGAGCAAACTACAAGGATGCTATGCATTATATGATCGACCAGCAAGTTATGGGGGGCGATTGGACAATACACGCTGTTACACAAGACGATCTTAGCTATAATGTATGGATACAAAAAGGCGATGAAATTAAAAAATGGAAAGAATTCAATAAGAATATGCCTATAACAATCGAATATAATGTCAACTTTTAATCCATTACGAAAGTTTTTAATTACACCTAGCGGAAACTCAGAATACAATAGAGAAAAAAAAGGAGTAATAGTAACTTCTTCTATAGAAAATCACAAAGACGTAAACCGAATTGGTAGGGTTGAAAATGTTCCTATAGACTATGACGGAGAGATATCTATTGGAGATCTAGTTGTTATTCACCATAACGTCTTCAGATCTTACTACGACATGAAGGGTTATGAGAGAAAAAGTAGGGAGTATTTCAAAGATAATCTGTATCTTGTAGATTTAAACCAAATATATCTTGTTAAGAAAAATAATAACTGGAATAGTTTTGATCATTTTTGTTTTGTCACTCCGAAGAAGGAGGCGCAAAAAATGGTTACGCTAGGAGATTATGAATCTAACCAGGGCTTTGTGTCTTATTCAAATAAAGACTTAGAGGCTAGAGGGATAAGCGAGGGAGATGAAATCGTGTTTGTTGATGATAGTGAATACGAATTTGAGATAGACGAAGTAAAGATGTATCGAATGAAGACTAATGATATTTGTATTAAATTAAATTAAAATGGATAAAGATTACTGGTACGCTACAACTACGTTCTCAGGAGGCTTTGAGTACACTTATGTCAAAAGATATTAAAGAAACCATAGAAAGAGTCATTGCTGCTGGAGAAAAGGCGGTAGAAGAGCTTATTAAGGTTGCTCATGACGAAATCATTACTGACGATCCAGAACAGGATTTGGCTGCGGACAGACTTAAAAATGCAGCTGCAACTAAGAAGCTAGCGATCTTTGATGCTTTTGAAATACTGAATAGAATTCAATTAGAGAGAGATAAGTTAGAGAATAATGATGAATCACAAGACAAAAAAGACGTCGGATTCCAGAGCTTTGCAGAGTCTAGAGGAAGAAAATAACAATCTATTTACGTATATAGATGTTGTTTCTGAAGAGGATTTAAGCAGAAGGAATAAAGAGAAATCGTGGGATTATGGCTATGATCGAGAATCTGATCTAGTAGTTATTTCTAAGACTGGTCAAATTGGTAGGGTAATTAATATAAACGGATTAAAAATTGCATTACCTTTGCAGCCAAAAAAAATCCATGAGCGAAGCAAGGAAAAATCCCAGCAATTCTGGGAAGAAGCAGAGTACCCAAATCAACTATTCAAAATCAAGACCATATTCCAGTGGAATAGCATGCCGTCCTCATTCAAAGAGTCATGGATTCCTTACATTGAAGATGAGTTCGAGAGAAGAGAGAGTGGTTATTGGTTTAAAAATAATGGCACACCTACTTATATTACTGGCAGCCATTACATGTATCTACAATGGACAAAGATAGATGTAGGTAAACCCGACTTCAGGGAATCAAATAGGATATTCTTTATTTACTGGGAGGCATGTAAAGCTGATCAAAGATGCTATGGATTATGTTATCTAAAAAACAGGCGTTCAGGTTTTAGTTTTATGGCTTCTGGAGAGACCGTAAATCAAGCAACGGTTACGTCTGATGCTAGGTTTGGTATTTTATCAAAAACTGGATCTGACGCTAAGAAGATGTTTACCGACAAGGTTGTGCCAATATCAACAAACTATCCTTTTTTCTTTAAACCCATACAGGATGGTATGGACAGACCGAAGACTGAGCTCGCATACAGAGTTCCAGCCAGTAAGCTAACAAGAAAAAGCATCGAGGATATAGACAGCGTAGAGGATTTGACTGGTCTTGACACTACAATTGACTGGAAAAACACAGGAGATAACAGTTATGATGGAGAGAAGTTAAGGCTTTTGGTTCATGATGAATCTGGTAAATGGGAAAGACCTGATAATATACTCAATAACTGGCGTGTAACAAAAACCACTTTAAGACTAGGAAGGCGAGTTATTGGAAAGTGCATGATGGGATCTACCTCTAACGCTTTAGATAAGGGTGGAGACAACTTCAAGAAGTTATTTTACGATTCTGATCCTCAAAACAGAAACTCAAACGGACAAACAAAAAGTGGATTATACTCTTTGTTCATACCAATGGAGTGGAACATGGAAGGTTTTTTAGACTGCTTTGGACATCCAGTATTTAAAACCCCAGAAGAACCCGTTGTAGACGTAAATGGCGAGAACATATTTCAGGGGGTTATTGATTATTGGGAAAATGAAGTTGATTCATTAAAGAACGATCCTGATGCCTTAAATGAGTTTTATAGACAATTTCCTAGGTCAGAAAATCATGCTTTCAGAGATGAATCAAAAAACAGCTTGTTCAATCTACAGAAAATATACGAGCAAATAGATTATAACGATACTATTGGAGTAGAATCCCTAGTAATGAAGGGTGATTTTCATTGGGAAAATGGAGTTCGTGATAGCAATGTTGTTTGGACTCCATCTAGAAACGGAAAGTTTCATGTAACCTGGCTTCCTCCAAAAGAGCTTAGAAATAACGTTATTCGTGAAAACGACACCTTTGCTCCAGGAAACGCACACATTGGCGGTTTTGGATGTGATTCGTATGACATCTCAGGCGTAGTTGGTGGTTTTGGATCAAAAGGAGCTTTGCACGGTCTAACTAAAATTAACTTTGATAACGCTCCTTCGGAGATGTTTTTCTTAGAGTATGTAGCTAGACCTCAGACAGCTGAGCTTTTTTATGAAGATGTTTTGATGGCTATACATTTCTACGGAATGCCTATTCTCGTGGAGAACAACAAGCCAAGGATATTATATTATCTTAAAGAGAGAGGATATAGGAAGTTCTCGACTAACAGACCAGATAAAATAAAAAACGACTTATCGAAAACAGAAAAAGAACTAGGAGGAATACCTTCCTCTTCTGCCGTCATATCTATACACGCAGAGGCTATAGAAGCTTACATAGAGAAAA